GCGGCGATAATATCCTAGGCATCAGTGTCAATTCTCTTGAGAATCGTGTCAGTAATTCAGGTTTCGTGGAAGATGCTTTTTTTGATTCTTTGCTGGAAACCTACGGTGAAGCCTGGGTCAACAGATTTGTTTATGGTTCATTCGATGACTTCAAAGGCCGACTCTTTAACGATTTCCAAGGTGGCCTGACTGACTTCAATGATGCCTCCGTTCACGTCGTAGAAGATTTTCCCATTCCGAAACACTGGCAGCTCACCGTGCCGATTGACGTGGGAGGCGACAGCCCCTGGGCCGTGGTTCCGGTGTACGTCGACGAACAAGGCAATCTCATCGTCACGAATGGCTTCCATAATCGAACCGGCCGTATATCCGAAGTCGCGAACTGGGTGAAACGGAACACCCCATACAACGAGACCCGCACGCGTTTCATCATCGACCCCGAGAATCCCGTAGCGACCGTCGAGTTATCGGAGCACGGCATTTATGCGAGTCCCGCGCAGAAAGCCATTATGGCCGGCTTACTGCGGCTCGAGGGCTATCTCCACGTCCAGAAGCATCTGAATTTACCGCACTGGTACGAGGAGACCCAGCCGCAGAATCGAACGTTCAAATTCCGCGGCAAAGGCTCACCGAAGATGTTCGTGATGAAGTCCGCGATGGTCGTGCGCCGCGAACTCGACGGCGCCAAATGGCATCCGGACAAACCAGACCAGATGTACAAGTCCTCGACCGCGCGCTTCGACGCCGTTGAGGCCCTCCGCTATTGCGCGATGGAGCACCCGGAACCGAGCAAGATTTCCGGTATCGAAGACGCCAAATTTATCGAGATGGCCAAGAAAGATCCGGCCACGGCAGCCGAATGGCGTGAGTATTCCAAACGGCGCGCTGCGCGCCGGGGAACTAAAGCGGCTCTGCGGGACATGGACACCGAAGATGACGCGGGTTTCAAAGAACTGAATGTTCCCCCGAACACCCGATACGATTGGGCCGAAGAATAGTCATGGGCGAAAGACGGGTAAAATAAACCTAGGACTCGCACACGATGAAAACGCTCGCCAAGCTCGCGTCGGAACTGAAAAAGCTCATCGACAAGACAGAACCGGACGACAACAAAAAGATCAAGAATCTGACCGAAGAGGAGATATATGCTTGGCTGGCATCTGCGACGCGCAAGTGAAATTCAGCTTGAGAAACAGCTTTTCGAGCAGGAGTTGAAAGCGCTCGTGAAAGAGCTTGCGGCGGCTAAGGAATACGCGGCAAAGTGCGAGCGCCTACTGGAGCACGAAAGAGCGCGGATAGACGCCGAACGCGAACGCGCCGACCGGATCGCGGATTCGCTGTTCCAGTCGCAGGGCTTGCCCGCGACGAGCACGACAGTAGTGAGCGAACAAAAGAAACAGACAGCCGACTTCGTAGATAAAGTGCAGGACTTTCAGAAACAGCTCGGCGAGATTTACGGCGAGACGATGGACGAAATGGTCATGGACGGCGCGGAAGCGCTGCCAGAGGAGCTGGTGGAAGCTAAATGAGCGAGAACGTAGACACGATCGACCCAACAGCACCACCGGAATCGACGGCCGCCGACTCCGGATCGGACGACGGCAAAAAAGGGCTGTATAGCGATCTCCAAGATATCAACGACCGCATTGATCGTTGCCTCCGCGCCGATTCCTTCTCTCGCGTTTTCTTCGAAAGCAACTGGGCGCGCAATGTATTTTTTTATGCCGGCGCCCAATGGATTCGAAAAACAAACGGTCGCTGGGAAAAGCGCAATCTTCCCGTATGGTTCCCCCGGTCGATGACGAACAAGTTCGCGGAAAAAGCGAATGATCTAGTCACGCAATTATTGCAAGGTGGCCGCGTTCCGATTACATATACGCCCGCCAGTGACGACCCCACCGATGTCGCGACCGCCGAAGTTGGCGAACGCATCCGTGACGTGATGTACACCGAAGCCGAGTGTGACCAGCAGGCGCAGATGATCGCGACCTGGCTCGTGCTCACCGGCAATTGTTTTGGTATCGCGCATTACGACATGGATGAGCGCTACGGCAAAGCGCCAAATCCAGAAGCGCCGCCCATTGAGGGCGAAGATGTCGCAGAAACGCCGGAAGCCGGCACCCCACCCACGGCAGGGGAACAAACTGAAATTCCGGGTATTCCAGTAGCCGAAGACTTCCCCATCGGCGCCATCCAGCTCGAAGTTTGTGGCCCCTTCGATATACGCGGTGACCACCGTCTATCTGACGTGCGCAAGTGGCGTAAATTCGTTCACCAGAAAAAATATGACCTGGCGTGGGCGAAGGAACACTGGTCCAAGTTCAAGGATAAAATTCAAGCCGATAGTGGTGCGGCGCCCGACACGGCCCAATATTACATGGACCTGTTCGCGAATCTGACGCCAGATTTCGCATTCGGCGCGGGACTCGGTTCGAATGGCGCAACCGCCTCCAAGTATCCGAAGGTGACGGCCTATTGCTACCGCGAGTTGCCGTCCGAAAAGTACCCCGAGGGCATTTATGCCATCCGTCTTGGCCGTAGCGCTGACTGCATCGTCGAAGCTGGTCCACTGCCTACTGAATATGGCGCAGGCGTTAAGAAAGGCCAAAAATTTCTTCCGCTGATCCATTGGGGGTGCAACATCGTGCCCGGTCGCTTCTGGCGAAAGACGCCGATGGACGACCTGGTAACCCTACAGGTCTTCCGCAACATGATTGAGGCTAATATCCGCCTTTCTGTGCAGCGGATGGGCAACTCGATCTGGATGCTACCGAAGGGCTGCGGCGTAGACATGCTCACTGGCGAGCCCGGACAGACGGTTCCCTACAATCCGGTGTCCGTCGGTGGCACTCAATTTGCAAAGCCCGAGCGCGTTCCGGCTGATCTGAACAATATTGGCGCTTTGGTTACGATGCTGAAGGTAATCGATGATGCTATGGAGCGCGTCGCTGGGACATTCTTCCTGCAAGGTGGAAACGCACCACCAGGAGTCACCGCGGCGTCGGCTCTGGCCTATCTCGGTGAGAAGGGCCAGCAGTCGCTTTCGACCTTGCGGTCTGGCTGGGCTCAAGGATGGGCTGAATTCGACAAAATGGGTCTTGAGCTTGCCCGCCAGAATTGGGACGATACACGCATTCGCGCGGTAGCCGGCAAAAACAAGAAATGGGCCGTTGAGAAGTTCACCAAGGCCGATATTCAGGGCGCGGTGAATATCATCGTGGATTGGAATGCCCTTGCACCCAAATCGAACGCCACGGAGCGTGCGACAATTGCGCAGCTCGTCCAATTGGGCTTCGTGAATGCGCAAGACCCGGAGATGCAGGTCGAAGTTCTGAAGAAATTCGGGGAACTGAGCCTGAAAGGCTCCCTGGATATCGATACCGAAGACGCCGCGAAGGAAGAGGACCGATTCCTCACGCAAGGCATCGTGCCCCAGGTGCGGCCGTTCGTCGACAACAGCCAAGTTCATCTCCTGAGCCACACGGATTTCGCCAAGACCGACGAATTCCGTGAATTGCCAGAGGACAAGCAGCAACTTTGGTATCAGCACATCAGCAACACCGTTACCGACATCGTGGCGCGGCGCGTGCACCTGACGCAAGCTGGCCTCGATCCCGATGTGCCGGCACTTGCCGAGGTTCCGAGTCAGGATGCCGCGCAGGCGGCGCTCGCGGCGCAACAGCTCGCCCAGCAACAGGCCGCAGCTCAAAGCGGTGGCCAAGCCTCCGGCGCAGAAGGCCCGGATCCGCGCCTAAGTCCGGACGGAACCCATCCGGCGCTTCCGCCCGACACCCAGATGCCTGATTTAGCCGCGGCGGGCGCACCGCAGCAGGCGTCGCCGGCAGCGATGCCCCCGGAAATTAAACCCGACGGATCCCCAAGAAGGATTGATATCCCCGGAGGTGCATAATGCATACCGGAACTGGACCGTGGGGCAACGTCGATTACCTACGCGGCAAGCTAACGCAGCCGAATTCCGAGAAAGTCGATCCCCAGAAAGACGACCTCGCCAATCGGCGCGCGCCACGCGTCTACGCCACAACGACGACCGGCAAGTGTGAACCGTCGCCGATCACGCTCGATTTTTGCCTGTGGCTTCACCGCAATTTCGATGGCCTCGTTGATGCCATCAATGAGCGCCGACTTTCCATATTTCTAGCGTGGTAAAATTACGTCAGAAGGTGATGTCGCATGGCACATTGGATTCAATCCGCGGTTAGTAAACACCCCGGCAAAATGACCGAGAAAGCGAAACGCGAGGGGGTATCGAACGCCGCATTCGAACAGGAACATAAACACGACAGCGGAACTACCGGCGAGGAAGCTCGTCTCGCATTGACCCTCAAGGGTCTCCACGGAGTTCGTCGCAAGTAAAGGGCCGAACAGGGGAACCGCGCAGATAGCGGTACGGCGTTCGCACTCATGATGCCCTGGATTGGATGAGTGCGGAGGGCAATTTTGTTTAAGACTCTGCGCACTTTCGTTTCTCGCACTGCTCTGTGGATCATGCTCGCCCCCGCGCTCGTTTTCGTCTTTGGCGCTTCCCTCAACCAAATCGTCCTCTACGCTAACCACGACCGCTTTCCAGTCATGGTCAACGGCATGAAATTGGCGCAACGCCAGCATCGGCTTGAAAAGGCCGCCGCAGAACCCGACGCCGATCCCGACTACGTGAACCTCCTTTTGACCGGCCTGCAGAGTGGCTATCTCGATAATGTCCACGTAATTATGTCCGACAGCACCCATTTGAATTTACTGGCGGATTGGATCGATTTGCAGGACGCCACGTACAGTCCCGGCGATTTGATTTTGTATCTCGGCGAGTGGGGCTTGGAGTACGCTCCGATAGCCTGGATTGTCGTGGTCATCATGCGTCTCACGAGGAAAGAGGATGCCGTTTACTAACGTCATGCCGCAGTTCAAATCGGGCACTCTGAAAAGCGGCTCGGGCGATAAGGTCACCTCGCGGAAGCAGGCGATCGCGATCATGCTTTCCGAGAAGCGCAAGGGCGAAAGCGGGGAGAAACCTGAATATGC